TTTGATACTAGGTTTACAAACCCAGCAGAAGCAAGGTTAGCAACAGAAGTCAGCGTAATAGAAGTGTCTGTCGTAGTAACCGCACTGGCAACTGTGAACCCAGTTGGGTAAATTTGACCGTCCAAACGCTGCACCCACACTTGAATGGGGCGCGATTGATTGAGCTTGTTTGGGATAGTTGCGTATGTTGAAGAACTGATACGCGTAATCGTTAAGTCCGACTGAGTGGACGTATTGTTAGGGTTTGTCCTAATAACGTGATCTAAAAGATCCACTGTGTCATTTGGCAATGCGTATGTGTTTAGTCCCGCTTGCAAAGTAATCGTACCTTGCTCAATCGTCCACATATTGATGCCACGGTTTGCCCAGTCCGCAAACAATAAATTAAGCGACCTACGCGCTGTGCGCAAGTCGTAGCCGGAACGCATTTCATAACCTGCACGCTCATATGCCTCTTCGCACGCTTCTGTGAGATTGAGGTTAAACGACGCCGTACCTGACGTCATTGAGTTGAGCGTGGAGATGGTCATGCTTAGTTGGCTTTGTTAGCTGCAGATTGCTCTTGGGCAACGGTCTGGGGCGCCTCAACTACAGGCTCAGAAACCACAGGGGTAGCATCCACAACAGGAGCGGGAGTAGGATTAACATGGGCCTCCAAATGAACAAGTATTTCTTGTAAACGTTGATTGATCTTATTGCCTTTAGACACTTGGTTAATAACGTGCTGTTGAAGCTCTTGCAATAGCAAGTGTGCTTCGTCTTCCATTAATTTTGCAATACTCATTTTTTACCCTTTGCTGTTTTAGCTGAATTAATGAAGTCTTGTTTAGTCGGAGCCCCTGCATCTCCAGGCTTGCGCATCTTTGCCCCACTTTTACGTTTGGCATTGATGTTAGCGTACAACCCGATCTTGCCGCCCTTTTTGAACTCTTGAAAGTCCGTATCATCGCGACGAGCTTTGGTCACACCTTTAGGCATTTTGGAGGGAGCAACCGCCCCCATACCCCGACTTGCCATCATTTTTTAGTCATCCCGCCACCACACATGGCTTTAACATGTTCGTGGAACTTTTTGTGTCCAGCAGCGTGTTGACCAAACATTTCATGTGCAGGCTTGTGTCCATCGCCACCGTACATTTTTTCAACGTGTTCTACGTTGTGTGCGTGATCAGGTGTATTCTCTTTCATCATTGGAGGAAAATTGTTTTTCATAGGGTTTCTCCTTATTTACGGGCTTTGCCGCCCTTTTTCATACCTGTTGTGCTACCTGCCATTTTTGGCATCATAGCGCGAGTTTTACCTCTTTCGGCAATACCGTCTTTGCTAGGAGCTGCTGTTTTAACTTTGCCCATAGACGTTTCAGACATTCCACCTTTAGCCATTTTTTTCATACTTCCACCTTTTGAAAATAATTGCAAAGCACCGTGCTCAGTCTTCGCTTTGTTAACACCTTCTACCTCTGGACGTGGCACGCCGCCCCTTCCAAACTTCTTACCTTTATCAGCAGCACTAAAGTCTTTACCCACTGACTGCGGAATTCCTACTTTCTTAGCAAACGCGGGGTTATGCGCCACAGCAGCCATTAAGTTATGCTGTTTTTTGCTGCTACTTGGCATTTCTAACCTCCATAAGCCTATCCAGTTTTTCATCCAGTCTATCAAGACGGTCCAAAACCCTAGTGATGTCTGCATGGACTTCTTGCTTTGTAACGTACTCTTTAGCAATCTCTTCTCTGGTCCTGTTAAGAAGGATGGTAACGCGTTGAAGCTCACTAAATTTCTCCTTAAGGAAAAACCCTATGATCGCAACAAAAACTGACAGTGCAGAGTTCCAAAGAATCATGATGTCCATTATAGGTACTTGCCTTTTGTGTGACCTTTGGTAATGATACCGTCTGCGCGTTTAGATGCGGATGACTTATTAGTTGCCTTTACCTTACCGCCTTTTTTATATGCGTTAGGTGGGTTAACTTTGCCACGACCCGCCCCGGCACTGGGTTTATTATATTCATCAACAACGTCACCGTATTCTTTTGACATTTTACCTTGCTCGGAATCCCATGTTTCATCGTGCATCTTATCAATCCACGTTGAAAGTCTAGCATTAGGATACTTTTCTTTTAAAGCGGCAACAGCGTTATCGTATTTATCTAGTTTGTAATCTGCCATTTTGTACTCCTAGCACTTCCAAGTTTTAAGTGATTTGTTAATCCGGCTGTTTGGGTCTTTCGCCGTTTTCTCGGACGTAAGTTTCTTCTTCATCCCAGTCATCCTTGCGCAAAAGGAGTCTTTCCTTGAGCCACCTTCGGGCTGCGGGGGTTTCAAGTTGTGCCCTTCCTTTTTTGCGGAAGCACGTCCCTTAGCATTTAAGCCACCATTTGGGTTTTTACCCTCTTTGCGTTGCCATGCTGGGGACTTAGCCATAAGTTATTGAAATTGCGCTAAGTGTGGTCCCGACAACGTATATACCGTTGCTGCACAAAATACCCTCGCCCGGTAGCAAAACTTGAAATGGTTGTACGGCAGTTGAAAACTTAAACTGGTAAATAATATTACCTGTGGTGTCAGTGCCATCGTAAAGTGTGAATGTACCACCGGTACCGGTACCAATGAACACAATTGATTTTAGGCGAGTTCTACCTGTGTACAACTGCGCAGGGAAACTACCCGCATACGCTGACTTAACGTCATACTGCATTGTCATAATTAATCTCCTTAAATGTTAAAGATAGGGGCCGAAGCCCCTAGAGATTAATCAAAGTTACCGTAAGGGTAAGTTGTGCCGTTACCAATGTTCTGGTCAGACTGTGTGTACTGGATAGTAACTGCTAATTTACCTGCGTTAACAGATGTTAAAGAAGCCACAGTCAGTTTCAACGTAACCACAACTTGAGAGATCCAAGCAGGCTCTTGTCCAGGCTGTTGATTCTGTACATCTTGCAATGTAACTAAAGCGTTTGCGTACTGAGCAGCTGTAAATGTGCAGGTTGTACGACCAATTGTGCTTCCAGTAATTGCGCCAGATGTTGCATATACGCCAGCAGACGTAGCAAAAGCGTTAGAAATATATGGCTGGATTCCTGTAACTGCGTTAGTACCGTCAGTTGGTTGGATGATATTGTCGATAAGGATGTTTTGAATGGCGCATTTCTCAGGTAGTAAGAATACGCATCCACGATAGTTTGTACCTGATGCATCAGCTGTAGGAGCAGTAGCCAGTGTGGGGCCGGTATTGCTATATACACCGGCTTGTGGGTTCCAGATTATAGCTACATCGTTAGGTATGCCATTTGCATCAGCAAAAGTACCAGACCCACCGCCAAAGTTAGCTGTTTGGGCTGTAGCGTTAGAAAAATCTAAAACAACTTGCTGGGATAAAAGGGCTGTACCAACGTTACGTTGATTGCCAAATCGTTGTGTGCCCGATAGTATTGGGCCGGAGAATGTGGTGCGTGCCATGACAGTGAGTCCTTATGCAAAAGTTACCTTGTTAATCGTTGCATCGTGACCCCTGGGCGGGCTGGCAACAAGGCGAAAATTCCCAGATGGGATAACTATACACTATTTTTGGTGGGAGTCAAGAAGTTTATTAGATTTTTTAAGGTTTTCTTCTTGGGTGATTACGCGTAAGTTCCAAGGTACATGGAGTCCGCAAACGTCTGGGGAAATTAAAGGGATGATATGGTCAACAACGTATCGCTCCCCAGTCATTTTAGTTAATGCTTGTGCATGTAGATATAGCTGGCGCATGGCTAATTTTTGTTCGGGGGTAATCCATTTGGGTGTGGCGCTACGATGTCTGCGTTTACGAACACTAGTGAGGGCTTTGTATAGATCTGGGTTTTCTTTTTTATGTTTATTCCTATGTGTTCTTTTTTCTTCTACTGGCCTAGCACTTGCTCTAGCCTTTACTACTTCACGATTTTTTTCATAATAACGTTTGCCCGCCTGTTTTGCAGCTTCTGACTTGGGTTTGTCTTTACGCTTTTCATTATCAATTTTCCAATCTTCCTTTATGCAGTCTACACAAGCGCCTTTGACTTTACGCAATGCGATGTGACCCCTACTACATGCAACGCCAGTGAAATAAAACTTAGCGCCTGTTAATTTAGCTTCCGCACGGTTATTTGGGTACTCCATATCATTCTCCGTAGTTACGACACGGGTAATTATACACCAAATAAAAAGGGCCCCGAAGGGCCCTAGTTAGGTCAAAAACTAATACTAAATTAGTATGAACTAAACATTCCTAATGGATCGGAATAACCAAAAGAATAACGCTCTCTTGATTTGTAACGAACGTTCCCTGTATCGAAGTCACCATCCATTGAGTTCTGGAGTGGAATACGCTCAAAGTGCTTCATACCGTTTGGCACGTCTGTTGTCAGGAACCATGTATTGGTTGATGTCAAGAAGTGGTTAACGGTGTAGCCTTCAGGAATAGCGCCATTGTTCTTAATAGCGTTAATGTCGTTGTTGTTTGTACCAACGCGCAACTCTGTCTCTAAGAGACGAGTAGCAACGAACATCAATGCTGGTGGAACGATGAGTTTCTTGGGGCGAGCTGCAATCAAAAGTCCACGCTCATCTGTCCAAGCCGCGATTTGAATAACGGCGGCTTCTAGAGAAGTCTCGTTCAAATCAGCAGGGGTTGAGAATGTGTTAGCGTTTGTTCCGCCGTTGACTAATGGGTGCGCTGTAGAGAACAGGGCTTGTCCATCACCACCTGCGTAGGCAGCGTTGTAGCCGTTGTTCAATACAGAAGCAGCTTTAACTTGCTTGGTGTAAGCCATAGCGCGAGCAAGAGCCTTGGTATAACGTGCTGACAAAGAGTCATACAAGTTATCTTCAATCGCCTCTTCGGTGATTGAGAAGCCAAGAGCGATTGTCTCGTGGTTGTAGCGGGCTGTCCATGCTTCTTGCGCATTGTCATAAGCAAGAGCGGAGCCCTCGTTCTTGACTGGTGCTGCAGAGAAACCTGACAGTTTTGTCTCTTCTTCAAAAGAACGCTCAGAGGTCTCTGTTTCATAGATCTCTTTGTGCTCTTCGCCGTATCTTGCATACTCAAGTCCGAACAGTGCGTTCAATCCAGGAAGCAATTCTTTCAATAGTTGTGCGCGTGAAATAGCCATTTATGTGCTCCTTGATTAAGCTGCTGTTGCGTTCAAGTAGCCGTGGTAACCGAAGTTCCACTGTACTTGCACTTCTGGGTAACCGATGAAAGACAAAGCTGTTCCGCTTGCAACTGTAATAGCTGCAGACAAAGTAACAGTTGTTGAACTTACGTTAGTTACGGTTAAGAAATTACTTGCTAATGCGCCAGTAACACCAGGAATAATCAACTGCATACCGGGGCTGATCGCTGTGTTAGCGGCAGTCAAAGTAAGAGTTGTGCTTGAACCAGATGTAGAACCAACTGCAGTAACAGTAACGGCTGTATCAGGCACTACGTTAACAACACGGAAAGGTGCGCTAGAAGTAACACGAGTATTACCTTGTGTACCAGAAGTAACAACACCACCGGTCAAGCCCATTGCTGAGTCGCCAGTTGTAGTATTACCAGAAGCAGAACCACCGTTAGAACCGTTTGTTACCAAGTACATGTTAGACCCAATGAAAGATGGGTTTACATAACCGATGGTAGCGCCAGGTGTGTTAGATACAGAAGATGTACCTTGTGTGAGCACAGCAGCCTGGAATACAGCGTAAGGATCATCCACAACATAGCCTTGCAGACTGTTAGGTCCGTAAAGAGTGTTAGTGATTGTGTTAGCTGCATAGAACTGTGCACGGACTGTTTGGCTCATTGAGTTGACGTATTGAGCGCCAACAAAAACACCAATAGTACCGGCAACAGGAGACGATGCTGCGCCAAGAGTTGTAACGACTAATGAGCCACCACTTGCTGTAACGACGTCACCGTCGAACATGTTGTAGCCATAGTTGGAAGCGATAGGGATGAGTCTGGTAGAACCAGAAAACACTCTACCACCAGCTAAGCTTACAGGCTTTAGACCGTAAGCTGCGGGAACGATAGGATATGCCATTTAAAAACTCCTAAGTTTATTTACTACCTGAACCAAAACCGGTCCCTCTGGAACTTGTTGACTGGCGATCAGAGAACAAAGTCGCCATACGGGGGTCCTGATTCTTCAAAAAAGTGTTATCTACAGACTCCATCTGAGACTGATTTTGCTTTTGGTAATACTCATCCATCGCTTTAACGCGTTCTGTTGGCATCTTGCAAAGCATTAAGCCTCCAATTTCCACGTTACCGTTGGCGGTTCCCTCAAGCATCAGCTCGGGATGGTCAGTTGCCTTCACAGGTTCCCAGCCGTCTCTGCGTTTTTTAGACACATTGGTGGGGTCCGCAATACTCATTACGTGGGTAGCAATCCAGCGGAAGGACATACCTGGTATGGGTGTTGGATCGGGCAACTTACTCGATGGTGTGTACACATATCGAGCTTCTTTTTCGCGTGTTACATTGTCACGGGGGGTACGGTTATCAGCCATTTTGTTTCTCCAATTTCATCATTTCTGCATAATAGACTTTAGGGTCTAGCTTGTACTTCTTAGCCAATGCCATTTGCGTGAGGGTTAACTGGACTTTTTTAGTACCAGTACTCCGCCCAGCAGGGGCAGTAACGGAAGGAGTTTTCTTTGGAGGTTCAGCTGCCGTAGCCTCTCCAAAAATGTCTGGAAAGGTCTTTTTAATGCGAGAGTCTATAGTCTCGTAATACTGATCTGTGCGAGGATCGACCCCGGAGTTCACTAGCTTTTGGTGCAGTCCTAGTGCAAAACTGGTAATTTCTTCAAATCCAGGTTGTCCCCACCACTGGTTTTTGGCTTGCCAGCGCAAGAGCTTTTCATCGCGGTATGGTTCTTGGACCTGTTGTGGAGTCGAATATACATCATTTCTTTCTATTTGTAAAGGGGCTGGACGAAAATGTTTCGCTGCCTCCACCTTCATCTTGGCCTCGGTCAAAGCCTCTTGAGCTGCAAGAATAGCATCCGTATCAAAAGCTTCTTGTGCAGCCTTGTATTCACGCCTAGCTTTATCAAGCTCTGCTTCAGCCGCAGTCTTAGCCATTTGTGAAACTTGCTCTGTGCCTGTATTGACGTATTGTTTGAGGCGTTTATTCTCATCTGCCAACTGCTGAGCAAGCCTGTCTAACTCTTGACGTTCACGAAGAGCTGCTTCTTTAGCGCGTCTCTCGTCATGTCTTGCATGCGTTAGCTCTTTAATTCTTTCTTGTGCACCCTTGGTGTATTGGTTGATCTCCTCATCCGTTGGGTCAAGTACTTCACGGTCTAGTGGCTTACGCCCTTTATCCCGTTCAGGTGTGTCGTCAATGACTTCGATCTCAAAATCGTCATCGTTACTTGTCTCTTCGGGTTTTCCCTTATTTTTGTTTTCAATTTCATCAGGGAACTTGAAATCTTCATCGTTAAATTCTGCCATTTATTTTCCTTTATGCGCGGGTTATTCCGCGTGGGTCATCTACAACGCCGTCAACCTGATCATCATTGATGAATCGGAATTCATTGCCGTAAATTTTGAAACGCGTACCTGCGTAGGTACGAACCATGATGAAGTCGCCTTCCTTGCACCAAGGACCGCTTGGGAACTTGGTTTTGTCTGCGTACGCATCTGGCCCAACTTTTAGAACGAACAACACGGTGGTTGCATGTTCTTCTTGTTTGGCATAGAAGTCGGGACGCTCAAGGTCTAGCTCCGTACCATCAATTTTTTTAGAAACCTGGGGTACGCTACAGAGCAACCGATACCCGGAGGGGGTAGGGAGTAATGTCGCTTTGTCCTCGTCTTTCTCTGGCGGCTTAGTAATTTGTTCAATTACTTCTACCGTTGGTTTGAGCTTTAGCCGCTCAGGGAGTATGAGTTCACTCATCAGATTTTTCCACCTTTTCTAGCAGGTCAAGTAACAGACCCTCTGCGATGGCTAGACCCGAAATCACCCCGCAAAGTTTTTGATATTGGTCAAAAGTTTGGCACTGACCTGTTGCAACGTCGTCAGCGTAGTTGTTCATTTGATCGCGTATTTGTTTGCGCAGCGCGCCTGCGAAGTTTGAAATCATTTAGGTGTGTTTTCCTTTGGTTTGTTAATACTTGCAGCATGCTTTACCAGATCAAGTCCTTGAGACATGCGCTGCAATTTCTCTTCATGGTTCATCCTAGAACCGTGTTTCATCAACTCCAAGCCAACATCTTGTTGATTTGCTTTGATCTGCGCTGCTTTTTCAAGCCCTGCCATCTGGATACGCTTGTCATCCATCTTAAGTTTGCCCGCTTTATCTGCAGCTTGCACTTGTAGTTTTCTATCCTCCATCGCCATGCGTGCTTGGAACTCTTGTCCTTTGAGTTGCAATTCTTGTTGACGCAGTTGCAACTCTTGCTGTTGTAGCTGGAACATGGGGTCTTGCTGTTGTTGCTGCGCCTGTTGTTGTTTAGCTTGTTGCTGGTGCATAGCCAAGACTTGGTGCGCGGCTTGCGCCATCATCGCCGCCATTTGGTTCTCTGCTTGTGGTGGCATCTTCATGCTGTCTTCATTATCGTCTCCATCAGGTATCGCAATACCCAACTGGGCTTCAATCGTCTTCTTATACTGAAATCCTGTATGTTCCGCAACGTGTGCCATCAAAGCAGCCTGTATCTTCGGCGCATTTGGATTTTGTCCTATGAGTGCCATAATCGTTGGGTCTTGCATCATTGCCATGTGAACGGCAATATGTGCTTGGTGATCTTGGGACAAGAACGCTTTGACAGGCTCCATTTTGAGAATATTTTGGTTCTCTGTCACAGGGTCTCTTGGTTTTTGATCCTCTGGGAGCGGTACAAGTTTGTCTGCGCCTTTGACTCCCATAACCTCTAACATGCGTCTATGAAGCTCGGGCATGTCATAAATGTCTGGTGCCATTTGAGCCATCTGAATCACCGCTTGGTACTGCACCACACGTTGAGACATTGTTGCCGCATTGGGGTCGCTGACTGGAATAATATCGACTTGGTCATAGTCAGACTGTTTGGCAGTCTTAGAGCCGTACTCAGGCTCATAATCGTAGTCAACAGGTGTGTCTTCTTTGATCAGAGCTGCAAGGAGTTTTAACTCTTGTTTGAACGCATAGTGCATGCGTGCTTGCACCGCAGTCATCACTTTTAACTGTCGCTCAAGGAGTGCGAGTGTTGTACCAACAGGTGCTTGGCTAGACATGTCGCTGATCTGCATATCTGCAGTAGCCGCAAAACGTCTGCCTTCTTCAACGATCTTGTCCAGCAATCCTGCCAGAACCGCGCTTGGCTCTTTATATGGTAGTGGGAGAATGTTGTCTCTTAGCGGGCCAGACGCAATGTCAACGTCCCGAAATTCTCCTGGTGCAATGGGAGTGTCATCACCCTTAATGCGAAGTCCGCGCGACTTAAGTCCGCCTGGGAGGTTAGATAGAGTTCCTGCGTCCACCAGTTGACGCATAATCGAGGTGGCAGACTTTGCAAATCCACCAATAAGATGGAAGAGCCCGAAGCCGTAGGCTCCGAATCCTGGGATGTATTGGTAGTG